GTTCTGTAGTAACGCATTGACGGTTGCAACTCTATCTTTGATAAAGGGGTTGCTCTTGAGAGCCATTGAACTGAAGCCGTAACTTGTGAGTATGGCGATATCTGTCTTTGATGCGTTAATCGTTGAACGTGCTGAACCACTTGCGTCAGGGTAAACTAAGATTCTGTTTGAAGGGTAGCGTCTTTTAATTTCTTGTGCCAACGCATCTGTATCATTTTGTTTTGATATTTCATCAATAATTACTAACTTGTTTCCATCTTTTACACCGACAACGGCATTACAGTTCATTACGTTGAAATCAATACCAATCAAAAGGGTTTCCATCTTGATATCAAACGGTATTTTGTTAATGACATGATGATTACGGTCGAAACGATCATAAACTTGACCGCTTGTAAGGTTGACCCACTGTCCTAGCAGATAAGCTTTTATAAGTTGCGGTGGATAATTTTCATACAAAGATGGAATAAATGTATCAGGCAAGTGAGGATTATCAGCAGTCTTTGCCTGGATCAATCCTGTGTCAGACTTTTTATTTTTTTCAAATGTTTCAAATGCCCAGCCATGACCTTCAGGAGTTGTTGTTGCGTAAAACTGTTGAACATTTCCAGACCTTAGTCTTGCAAGTGCCATATTCATAGCGTTTTCTGCTTCTCGTTTTGGCACGGTATCTGCCTCATCAAATCCAATTGCACATAAGTTTTGGCCTCGTAATCTTTGATAAGTAAGCATGGTTCTCAATAAGATTGTGTGAGTGCCTTCTTTAAATTCTAAAGTGAAAGATGGTAAAGGAGATGCTCTATAAGAAAAAGGAATCTGCCATTGATCCAACAGTTCATTCATTGTCCTTACAAGAATATCAACCAACATTGCGTGAGTTGGCTCAAAGAGTGCTGATACATGACCAATATTCATTGCTGCAAGTATTGTTGCCTTTGCAACTAAACCGACTGTCTTACCAGCACCAAAACCACAGACAAGAGCCAGTTTTCTATGATCAAGGTCATCACAAAATTTTGATTGATGCGGAAGTAAATCCTGATTAATACGTTCTATTGCTTCATCTGCTGTCGGTAAATCATAAGCACCGATTTGATATAAAACTTTTCCAGGTTGAACTGTATCTAAAATGCTCACGAAATAATCTGTGCAAGTTTAGCTGCTGTATTGATTGCACCAAGAGCAATATGCAAGTGACCTTTTTCTCTTGCTTCCATTTGAAGCGTTGCAGCCTGCGCTAAAAGATTCGCCACCATTTCAGGTCTTTCCATATCCCAATCGGCCTTCATTTCGGCTCTGACGATCTCTAAATACTTATCTACAGATTTATAACCAACCCCCCATTTTTTAGAGGCATATTCTATGCAGTCGGATCTACGGCCACCTTTAGCAATAATCTTGCCAAGTTCTCGTGACCTGATGAGTGTTTCTATTTTTGTGCCTTTTTTAGCCATTACATAGATGTTACACGGAAAAGCGAGAATATGAATATTTGTGTAATTTGAGACTCATTTGAGACTAGGGGTTGTTCTCACGTTCTTAAGTGTACCCAGTAATGCTTAAGACTTACCTAACCCTATATATCCCCCTATATTATCTATTATTATATTTATATATAAAACATAGAGAACATAGAGAACATATATATATAAGATAGTGATAGAGGGGATTTTAAGCGTTCCCAGTAGTGAGAACAGGTGAGAGAACAGGTGAGAACCACACCCATTTAGGTGTTCCCTGTATGCGTTTTCTTTTGCGTTCATATTGTAAGGATCTGAGAATGGATGAGACAGTCATAATGTCAGATTTTGTTTGTCTTTCGATTGGTTTCTCCACTGCTTCAGATAATAAAAGTTCAGTTGTAATATCTTTCATGGAATTAGCTGGATCGTTTAGATAGTTAGTTATGACAGAAAGCCAAGGCGAATCAACCATATAACCAAGATTTTCTTTTTCAATCTGGTTTTCCTGTTCAAAGGATAGGAAGTGCGATTCTTTATTTTTAAAGGCATGAACCGCAGCCGAAAAAATTGAATCACGTTCAAGCTGTAAGGAGTCGAGGTCGATTAATTATGTGAAATCTACGGTTCCCTGTGTCATCTATTAATAGACCTGATTCTTTATTAGTTGATCCGACAATAATGCCTCTTCGTGGCCACTCTTCAACAGATTTACCATAAGGGACTCTTAACAGGTCAGTGGATCTTGATAGAAAGGCTTTTATTGTGCCAGCGTGTTTTCTGGATGTAACTCCATCAATTTCTGACCATTCCATACCCCATGAACGGTGAAGGACTAAAAGATCATCTTTTGAAGAAATATCACCGAGGGCATCTGAGAAGAAGGGGCCGAATAATGTTTGCCAGAATGATGATTTTTTGATGCCTTGTGAACCTTGAAGGACAGTTGCCGAATCATGTTTGCAACCTGGAATATAAACTCTCCTTACTGCATTTATGAGAGTAAGTTTCAGCATCACATCATATATTGTCGGTTCTTTCAAGTTTTGATCCTGTGGCCGAAGATATGTTGAGGCAAGTCTATCTATATATGTTGGCTGGATTTCGTTATAACAGTGATCAAGATATAGCTTTACAGGATCATATTCATTCTCATGGGCAACCTTTAGGAGACAGTCTATGGCCATTTCTTTTGGCACTTTATAACCAAGTTCTGCGAGTGTCAGGTAGAAAAGTTCAATATTTTTAATTACTTTGCCATCCATTTCGATTGAATGGGAAAAGGTATTGAATCTGATTTCTTGTTTCAGGTTGCGTAAAAAGTTTATAAGCTCCTGTGATGTTAGCTGTTCTAATTTACGGGGAACTGGAGTTGGTTCTTCTGCTGGTTTTATTGAAGTGGGAAAAGTTCTTGGTGGTGGAGTCCAACCATCTTCTGAAGCAAACTTCTGTAGAGTGCCAAGGGAAACCCCAGATGACTTGAAGGATTGCCATTTCTTTTCACATTCTCCTGATTGATATTTGCTGTTTTTCTGTGATAGCTGTTCCCAATCGTGGAGTAGAGAATTATCACCGACTGAATGAGCAGCCATACCAATTTTGAGCCAGGCATCATAATCATCAAGTCGATTTGGGTTTATTGATTGAAGAAGTGATCGTGCTTTATCTGTATCTGAACTAAGGGTTTGTACCTGTGGTGTTTTTTGTTTCTTTTGCTCCATCATCTTTTCAATTATGGCAAAGGGAGCTTCTGCAATTTCAAGATCTTTTGGCGAGCGATTTTCAATCCATCTATAACCGTCAGTCTTTGGATGTTTACCAGATACGATTGATTGCGTACCATTCCACCGCAACTCTATTTGTTCAACAGAACCATCCTCATCTTTGACCCCAGTTTGAAATTTGCGTGTCTTTATCTTTGACCAATACTTTTCTGGGACTTGGTAGATTATCTGAAATCTACCGACCCGACCTGATGTGACCATCCATGATGGTGGCAATGATGAAAGAGAGAAACCCCATTCACCTAATATCTTTGCTGCTGATGGGCCATCATGGTCAAGAAAAAGTAAACCACCTGAAGGAGTTCCACAGCATACACCTATACCTGTAGATTTTTTGGAAGAGATTTCTTTAAACAGTTGTGAGCGTGTAAGTGGATTATTCTGCCAATCATTTTGATAGGGTCTTTTATTTTGAACGGCAACAAAACCCCAGTGCTTGGGAAGGCCAAGCAGTTCTTCTTTTATATCCATTGTTATGCAGCCTGCTCCATTCTTTCAGAAACTATTAATCTGAGTAAACAGGATCTTGATTCAGATCCCTTGTTATCATCAAGCCATTTTATCTGACCCTGCGAGAGTTGAATATTAATTGTCTTTAATGTTTGTTCTTGTTCCATATTTAGGGTTGTTTATGTGTAACTATAGGGTAAGATAGCACCATATACAGTATGGTCAATGGTTAAATTAAGAGAATATCAAAAAGCGGCAAGCAGAAAGTTAACCAAACTTTGTCAGATCAAAAAATGTGCATATTTAAGTGGAGAATGTAGAACAGGCAAAACAATGGTTGCGTTATCTGTTGTCAGGAATATGGCATTAGAGAAAGTGTTGGTGATCACTAAGAAAAAAGCAATCCCAAGTATAAAAAGTGATGTTGAAAAGATGAATCTTGAAAGGGTAGTATCCATAACTAACTTTGAGCAGTTAAAAAATTTTAAGGGAACAAGTTGGAATATGATCATTGTTG